AATCCCTCTTTTTCCCCACCTGAAGGGTGGCTTTAATTTAGCTACAATTGATCCAAGCCCGCAACTTGGCCCTCCAATTGTAGTTAGTTCCAACTCTTGTTCATTCTAATTGGGACGGCATGTCTTTTGGGTGTGTCGCTTTGTTCTCTTAGAACGGACAAATTTACAACTCCAAACCACAACCAAACACTTTATACCACTATCCTTGCCATGCCATGCCTTTCTTGCACAATGTATACCAAGCTTTTGTTAATTACATTACTGCTTCCATTGGTAAAGATGATGCCTATTACTATAGACGTTCCGGACCAAGTCGAACCCGGCAAATCGTTAATCACCGGCGGGTCCCAAGGGAGCGTGCAGGAATGGACTTGGATGTGCGTACGCCACGTGAATACAACTTGGACGTGCAAGCGCCTTTATGGGGAGGACGACTGTTTGGTCTAGATGTTCCTGAGATCCATGGGGGGCATAATGAAGAAGGACTTGCCTATGCAAGATTCTATAGAAACCGGTTCTCTTATCAAGGAAATCAAGACCAAGTTGATCAAGCTGTGGAACGGATCAAAAGTGAAGATGTTGTCTCTGAAAGAACCATTGATCCACTCCTATTTCGTCCAATGTGTGCAGAACGTAATATCGTGGTGCAACCAGCAGATCTCTGGGTTCCAATATCGTGGGGTACTTGCTTTTCTAATGCAGGTATTGTTCTCTTTATTATCTGCACTTTACTATTGCACGGGGTTATTATGCAAATTGATGTCGAAATTGATAGTATACCCTTTGCGTCTTGTTTCCTCGCTTTTGTCATTGTTAATCTCCTTCCTTTGAAAGATACTTATCCCATTCATGAAGTGCGGCTTTTTGTAATGAGCTGTGTAGAATGTGTTCATAGGTACCGTATGGATGGGTTGGTTTATGATGTAGATAGTCGGGGAGCATATGATCGTGATAGTAAATTGATATCTAGAGATGCTGGTGTTTGTGTGTTAGAGTTTCAGGAAAACTATATTGGACGCATTGGCAGAATTTTGCATTTCTTTGGTTTTCCTGTTCGGTATACAAAGTTAGTTAAGCGTTTGGTTATGAGTTCGGAGTTGTTGAGTTTCGTACATGATATTGATTGTCGTACACGTTATGGTGTTGATATCATACGTGAGCGTCTGTCACGTGTGTCTTGTCTGAATATTAACGATGAAATTCGTGAGATTGTCATTGAAGGAACTGCGACCTATGGATTATATCGTTGTATGCAGGCAAGTCGTGCTGACATGCTCGAATGTCACTGGTACGGTTCTAAGTTAGTGCAAACTTCGGTTTTCGGCGTGGGGGGTGCTTGTGCACCCCTAAAATGAAAATACCAAAAGTGAAATTTGCCCCTGGTGTCTTCAAGGGGCAAAATCAGGTGTATTTTACACCTGGTTATTTGGCTCATGATGTTGAAGACAAGATTGGTAAGCATTATGACCCTGAACAAAGTGTTGCATTGAAATGTCATATGCATACCAGTTTGTTACGCCGCAAACAAATACCAGTGAAGATAAGCAATGAAGTCGTGTACGAGGGTGCATGTTTACCTTGTCCAGACACACGTGATCCCTACAATTCATGGTTTGGGTCAAATTTGCGATTCGGGAAGTTGTGTCCTCGGGTGCATCCCCATGTCATGAGAAGATTACGTGAATTCGTGCGCTTATTGGTTCACAGGAATTTTAGACCTATACCTTGTACTTATCAATTCTCATTTTGGGATTGGGTAAGAAAAACATCTTATAATACATCGGAGATTGTAGATTTTCTACGAGTTTCTGATCAGTATCTTGGTGAAAAATCTTGGAGGACATATGACGCAACAAAATTGGAGGAGTTTTATCCAATAGTTACATTTGAATGGATCTTCAAGGATAAAAATCTTTTGAGACATTATAAGATGCATATGAAAGCTGAAGATTATGAAAAATACAAGGTACCTCGTTTAATTAATGCTTCACATTTGGCATATCGTGCTTGGTTTGGTATGCGGGTGAAAGCAATGGAAGATCAATTTTATGAACATATAATTGATAATAAGGTTTCATGTGTGAAACATGTTCCTGTTAGGGATAGAGCTCAGTATGTAGATCAGTTTTTGAAAGGTCATTATGATCATGTAGTTGGGACTGATCACACTGCGTTTGAAGCCCATTTCACACCTCAGATTTTGAAAAGTGTTGAATGTCAATTGTATAGTCATTTGTTACGGAATTTTCGTGGTGATTTCGGTAAAATAAGAGATCTTCTCGTTGGTCAACATTTTTGTGAATCAAGACTTAGTTCAATAACAGTCCCTGGGGTTCGTATGACTGGTGAATGTTGTACTTCTTTAGGTAACACTTTCACAAATCTTGTTGTCATGATGTTCGTGTTCCATGAAAAGCATATACAGCATTACAAGGGATTGGTTGAAGGTGATGATGGTTTGTTTGTTTTTGATGGACCTATGATTACATTGGATGAATTCATTGATGTTGGTTTTGAATTGAAACTTGAAGAATTCAAGGATGTCTTTGAAGCTTCTTTTTGTGGCATACGATGTTCTGGTCAAACAAAGCATAACCTCATTGATCCAGTCGAGAAAATTTTGAAGGTTGGGTGGTCTTTTAGTAAATTAGCAAGCATAAGTGACAGCTACCGTCAGAGTCTCCTCAAAGCGAAGGCATATTCTCTCTTTTGGGAGGCGCCATTTTCTCCCGTCACTAGTGTGTTAGCTAGAAAGATCATTCAATTAACGACAAATGTTAATGAACTAAGATTAGATGATTGGTGGGATAATTATATACTCATGAATTTACCTGATTACCAATCTGTATCGTGTGATATTCCTATGTGTGACAGAGTTTGTTATGAACAATACTATGGCGTTAGTGTGGCTATGCAGTTGAGTTTTGAGCATTGGGTTAATTCATGGACAG